CTGCATAACATGTTCCGGCCAGATTATTAATTAGCCGGATCTTACCATCCCAGACTCTTGCACGATACTTGGGATTGAACTTGTAGCCTTCCGCATAGAAAGTAAATTGGTCCGACAATTCCATGATCGTCGAAGGCTCGGCTACTACCTTTACATGAACTCTATCTATGAACTTTAAGTGTACATCACTCATTAAATACCAACTTTGAATTTCTCCCAATCAATGGCAGCTTTGATATTAAAGCCGCGGTTAGTGAGAGACTTAATAATGGACTCAAGAAGCTCAAGCTTCTCCTGCTGAATACCAATCTTCAGAGTAAGGTTAACTACTTCTGTATCGGCTTCAATATAATTATTCACGTCCGAACGAAGGATCTTGCCTTGAGGTGGTAGTTGCCAACCCTTGGCATGAGTTTCTTCAGTCGGTCCCATAGTAAAGAACTCATGCTTTGCCAACTTCAATTGCTTGAGCTCGGCTTCGTACTTACGAAGAATCAGTCGTTCATTCGTAAAGATTTTGAAATACTTGTGATGGAGCTTGGGAATACGGAGTACTTCATCGCCTAGTTCAGAGCGATCAATAGTTGCGTCCTGTTCCCATTCGGTATAGATGTCTTCTAGTTTCATAATATAGATCTACCATAGATTACAAAAAATGTCAACTCACTAATTCAATATTGTACCTTAGATATCTGAAGTCTACGGTGCACTGAATATAGTTGACATCAGAGTCAGTTGTGTTAAAATCTAAATCACCGAGCGTGACTGGAAACGCATCATGAAACGTAATCTTGATGTTCGGTCTCATAGAGCTATTCAGAATAAGTAAAGTAATATCTGAATAGATTGATTGTGGATTTCCAGGTTCTACATTTTGTAGAGCTTTATACTGATCAAAACTTTCCGGTGCACCAAGTCCAATCATCCAGTTATGGATCTCGAGATAATCGTCAAGATCTTCTCCTACACGGAAAGAAACAGATAATGGATTATATGTGATACCGTCTGAGTTTGGAATTCTTAAGAATGGAGATGGTGTACTTACTTCTCCGAGCTGAATACCCGGAACACGCACATCCTGAACATTGAACATTAGATTCGGAGCACGAGCCAAAGTAAGCCTAAATCCTAGAGGAGATAGGAAATTCTTATTTGCAGGAACGTTAGTAACAGACATATTATTCCTTAAAGGCTTAGTTTCATTATACCACAACTATTTATAATGTCAACAGATAAAAAAAGAGGGGACCGAAGCCCCCTCTTAGTTTCGGTTGGTTTACCCCAACTCTTATGATTACATAAGGTTCGAGATAAGAACGCGACGGTAGTACTTGTTGCTGTCTTGCTCAAGTGTTGCATTGGCATCAGCAGCAGTGGTACCCTTCGAGAATGGGTTTGGTGCCATTCCGTAGCGTGTCTTAAAGCCGATCTTTGGCTGGAATGAGCCTGGATCAACTGCACGAACCATCTGAAGTGGAACGTATGGGCAGTAGAACAGACCAGCGTCATATGGGTTCGAACCCTTATAACCAACTACCAGGTAGTTTGTGCCAGCATATGGATCGATGTAAACCTTGATGCGACCGTTGATAACACCAGCGAAGGTATTACCTGTGTCGTCAATGTTCAGCGAGTTTGTGTTGAGAGCTGGAGCGTAGTCCAGAACACCAGCCATCTGAAGTGCAGAAGCTACGTCTGACGAACAGATGATGATGTTACCCTTACCTCTACGAGTCTGCTTAGCAATCTGGTTGCATTCACGCTCGATTTGGAAGAGAAGACCCTTGAACTTTTCAACCATCCAACGACCGTTTGAATCGGTGTCGAGGTCGAAGAAGCCAGCAGTTGTTGTACCTTCAGCAGCACCGCGCTCAGCAGTGATGATAATTGAACGAACAACTTCACGGTTGATTTCTGCAAGGATTTCAGCTGACAGAATGTTTGAAAGTTCTGTTTCAGCATCAAGGCCGTGAATTGCCTTCAGGTCCTGTGCAAGTTCGAGAGTGTATTCTGCCTTCAGAGCGCGAGTCTTAGCAGCAACAGTTACCTTCTCGATCGAGAAGCCCATTTCTGGGAATACGTAAGTGCTGTTTGCACCAAGAAGTTCGCCTGAACCAAGCAGAAGACCCATTGTGTAGTTATAGGTCGAGTTGCCTGCGTTGTTCGAAGCACCTGGAGCTGTACCAACAGTGTTAGCACCAACTGCAGTAGCAGAAGCTGCACCAGTGTTACCAGCATCAACACCAGCGCCAAGACGCGATGAGTGACCTGTGTTTGCTTCGTTGTAGAATGCTTCAGCGCCAAGAGCGGTTGAGTTAGCATACTTCGAACGCATTGCGAAGATGAGACCTGTTGGGCCTGACATTGGCTGAACGCCGCAAACGTCATAAGCGATCAGGTTTGGCATCGAACGACGAACCAGCGAGATAAGCACTGGGTCGAAATTTGCAGCGTTGCCAGCAACGTTAACGTGTGTGGCTTCGCCAAGAAGTTGTTGTGCACCACCTTGAGCAGCCGACTCACGAAGAGCTGCTTCAGTGTTTTCTAGAATCTGTGCGGTTACGTAGCGCTTGTGTGCGTTACCGATCTCTGGGAGATCAGTGTGCTCAAGCACTGGCTTCCACTTGTTTTGTAGTTCCTCAGCTAACATTTTATTCTCCCTTTACCTTTCTGGGTATTTGGTATTTTATTTATTACTTTACGTTTCTTGAAATAGCGCTTACGTAGTGAGCCATATGTGCTGGTACTTCTACAGTACGATCAACACCTTCATCGGCTTCTTCAGTAACGACACCAGTTGATGTGACTTCCTTCTTCTCTGAGAAGTACTTGTCCTTGATGATGTGTAGCTTCTTGGCATATGTTTCAGCATCGCTGAATTCTAGGCCTTCTGCAAGAGTACGAAGCTTTTCAACCTGAGTAGCTGCTAGACCTTCGCTCACTTCGTCGAATGTAGCTTCCTTGGTTGCTTCATCGAGGATCGATTGAAGTTCAAGTTGCTTGTTTACCGACTCATCAAGCTTGCCTTCGAGTTCTTCGATTTGTGCATGGAGTTCACCAAGCACATCGATCTTCTCGTCAGGCACATTAATGTAGCTTTCAGCAAACAGGTTACGTAGACCTTCCATGAAGTCTTCAGTTACCTGTGTGCGGATTGAAGATTCGATAGCAAGTGCGTTATCTTCGATCCATTGCTCCACTACGTAGTCAAGGTATTGATCAACCTTCTCGGTGATTTCTTCCTTGACAGCAACTACAGCTTCATCGAGCTGTGCTGCAAATTCTTCTTCAAGACGAACTGTTTCAAGGTTCATACGAGCTGTAACAGCTGCTTCAAAAACAGTTGATGCAGACTCTTTGAACTCTTCCGAAAGGTCGTCGCCTGCAAACATTTCAGCAACGTCTTCCTTCATAGCACCGAGTGTTGCAGCTGGCATCTGACCAAGAGCTGGTCCACCACCTGGAGCTGTTGCCGAAGGAACACCGTCTGGACTGTACTTCTTAATTGAATCGTTGAAGAAATGTGATAGATCTTCCTTACCAAGCTGAGCCATCAGCGAAGTCATGGTTGCTAGCATTTCAACACGAGTTGGGTTAGGCTTCAGAGTTTCCGAAGCAGCCGATTCATCGAGAACTTCATCGAAATTGTCTTCGTTCTCAACGATATCAGTTAGTTCCTTATCTGACATTTTGCACTCCTTAGTGAATTTAACTTATTTATTTGATTCAGGATTTCGAAATCTCGTTGAGAAAGTTCTCAAAGATTTTAAGTTTCTTAGCTTCTAGTTCTCTAGAAGACACAGCTTTTTCAATGATTTGAACAGTTTGTTCTACAACCGGTGCTTTCTTCGCAATGAGAAGTTCATTTTCCCAGATCCATTCCACACCTTCCATAATACCATTGACAAAAGCATCTGGAGCAGAAGGATCTGCTACAATATCAGCAGCTGTTGCTAGATAAAAGTCGTCTTGTACTTCATTGATTCCTTCTTTGTTGAGCTTAATTGAGCCCATACCACGAGAAGAAACACCGAGCTTTACACCCTCTCCAACAAGGCCCTTGGCGATGTTGCCAAATGGCGTATCCATCAGTTTGGCTTTACCAATGAAGTTGTTACCTTCCTGGCGAAGATTTGTAATAAGGTGAGAAACTCGATCCAGATTAATCTGTGGACCTTCTGGGTGACCAAGTTCACCAAGAGCTCTACCCGACTTGACGTATGATTCGTTGTAGCGTTCAACTTCCTTGGCGAGAGTCTCAACCGGATACATACGTCCGTTGCGATTCTTGATGCCACCCTGAAGGAACACACCCTCGATGTATACGTTCTTCTTACCGTCTTCGCGGGCTTCGGTAATTGTTCTGAGGTCTTCAAAGACTTCTGTAATGAGCTTCATTTTCTTACCTTACGTGTTATTATATTCTGAGGTAAATGTACCCACCTTCTGGACTTCCAGAAGAACATAAGCATTTGCTGTACCTACAAACTCTACGGTAAGATTTGCATCTTGACCTGCAGTAAGAGCAAGACCGTTACCAGCATAATCTTTGTAACCAGTAGAATCATACACCGCAACAATATTAGATCCACGCTTAATTACAGCATATCCAGATGGATCAACACCATAAAATGCCTGAGTAATATAAGCACCACCTAGAACTTCATTGTCAACGGCAAGACATGTGCTTGTAGAATCTACATTGGTAGTAGTGCTGTTACCAGATACTACAATTGTAGTGTTTGCACCAGCAACGTGAATAGTAGCAGCTGTGTTTTTCTTATTTGAGATAATTGATACAGCCATTATTCACCTCTATGACTAATTGAGAAGTCGAGCATATGTTCTACACCTTCTGGCGTTTCACATGCTTCTAAGAACTTCTTTTGATTGCTCTCATTTAATTTATCAAAAACAGAAAGCATGGTACGACGATGTGATTCTGTCAGATCGTCAAGAAGGTTTGCAAGCTTTTCTTCTTTACGAAGTGGCTTACCACCGCGTTCTGCAGTCAGCTTAGCAGCAATTGCCATCACACGGCGCTTTTCTTTTGACTTGCCTTTGAATTGTGGAGCGTCAGACTTCTGGAAGTCCTTAATATAAGTTCCCATTGGAGTCTTAGCTGTTAGCTTTTCATCCAGCTCTTCAACTTCTTCATTAGCAATTTTTTTCATTGTGTTCTTGCGACCATAATACTTGTATGCTGAACGAGCATCCGTCTTACTCTTATCCCAGTGCTTATCAATTTCAGCACCGGCTTTCTTCATGTAAGATGCTTTTGTTTCTTTTGAGAGCTCGTCGATCTGTTCTACTTCTTCGCCGTATATTTTCTTCAGCGCACGATCAACACCGACCTTACGATTCTGCATTTTCTTCAGCTGACCATCGTAACCCATCTTTGGCTTACGCTTAGCAAAGTCTGCAGCAGCTTTCTTGGTATATGAACCCATTGTTGATGGTGAAAGTTCATCAAGTTGCTCAACTTCTTCAGTCTTCAGGCTTTCACCACGCTTGACTAGTTGCTTACCAGATGCTTGTGCACCAGCAGCTCTCTTGCGAAGAGTCTTGGTGTCTTGCTGATCCTTTGACCAGTCACCGCCGCCCATCTTCATCTTGTCGACGATCTTGTTGCCTTGAGCACGAGCTTTCTTGCGATAGCTTTGAAGTGTTGCAGTTGATAGTTCGTCAATCTGCTCAGCATCTTCTTCTAGGCGATTAACACCAAGTTTCTTACGAACAGCGTGCGAAAGAGCAACGTAACCTACACCGAAGTCATTAGCTGCTGAACGCACATGTGACTTACGAACATTGTCACCATAACGCTTGATAAGATGTGCTGCAACCTTGGCTGATTCATCTAGATCTTCGACTTCTTCTTTGGCCATGACCTTAGCTTTTTCGATACCAGCCATTCTGCCGCCATATGACTTACGGCCGGCTAGTGCACGACCTTTTTCACGATAGAATGGATCGTCGCCATGATCGGCAATAGACTTAGCTTTCATTCTATAACGGCGGAGCGTATCGTGTGATAGTTCGTCAATCTGCTCAGCTTCTTCAGCAACCTTTTTCTTCTTACGAAGGTGTTTAAAGTCTTCAGCATCGATCTTACCATTCTTATTGGCATCGATCTTGTGCTGATTGCCCTTGAGTTCTTCGTAGACTT